TTATATAGATACGTTGCGATTTTTCCGTTGTTGAAATTGAATTTGCTGTTGAGAAAGTTTTTCTTTTTCCTTTTTATCCATCTCATCTTCAATTTCCATACCTAATAATTCTTCAATTAAGTCTTCATGTGACACTATCGCTTCAGTACCACCAAATTCGTCCAACACAATTGCTAAATGTTTTCTAGAAATAGTCATCTTACGTAATACCCATTCAGCTTTATTGTGTTCATTCACAAATAATGGCTTAGCTGAATAGTTTGTAATTTGATTTTCTTTTTTATTACTCCAAGCCAACAGATATTTAGAATGAAACACCCCAATAATGTTATCAATATCTCCCTCGTACACTGGATATCTAGTGTATGGCTTATTCATAACCGTTTCATAAACTTCTTCGTATGTCGCATTTGAAGCAAATGCCGTCACATTAATTCTAGGTGTTGTATCTACATCTTTTACTTTTAAATTTTCAAAATTAATGACACCTTCCAACCTACTCGTCTCAATTTCATTTAAAGCACCTTCATGTCCAGCAATTGCTAACATTGTTTTAAATTCTTCTTTTGAAAATTGATGTTCTTGAGGTTGGCCCTTAGATAAACTTCGATTAATACTGTCCGTCAACTTATTTAAAAGTAATGTGATAGGACGGAACACAATGACACAAATATTAATAATTGGATATACAAGCCTTGTTATTTTATCTGGAAATGTTGCAGCGACAGACTTGGGAATCACTTCGGAGATCAAAATGATAACAACTGTTAAAACAGCTGATGCAATACCAACGCTAATCCCCCAACGTAAAGCCATAATTGTAACAAGTGTTGGTAATAAAATATTCGCGACATTATTCCCAATTAGAATCGTTGTAATAAACTCACTTGGTTTTTCAAGTAACTTTACAATGCCTTTTGCTTTTTTATCACCTTTGTCAGCTTCAGTTTTAAATTTTGTTTTATTGGCAGCCGTTAATGCCGTCTCGCTTCCTGAAAAGAAAAACGAAATAAATATCAATATAATTATGGCAATGATCACGCGTGTAGTCTCCTTATTGTCATATCTTATTTTTATTGTAGTTACTTAATTCCCGACGTTCTCGTTTAATAAACCAGTTAAAATTCATTATATATAATAGTCTTAATAATGATAATTAATATGCATTTTTAGTCATAGTTACTTTAATGCATTCATTAGTAAAATGATGCTATAGTTCGAGCTGTTTGTTATTAATAAATTTGCATAATGAAAAATTTCAACAAATTCAGTTTATGACATAGTTATAATCATTTGAAACCATTATAATGATAACAACCAGTTTCTCATAAATTTATTCTAATTATCTTTTAAATAACTTTAGACAAGTACTTGTTTATATCCAAATATAGAAAGAAGGATTAACATGTATTTTGTTTTAGCAATATTTACAATAATCAGTGCCAGTGTAAGTTTAGGTTATTCAATTCAAGCATGTGCATCTAGCCATAATATAAATGCATATTATGCACTTAGTCGAAGCTTACCTTTATTTTTATTAGCTATTTTTTCTTTAGTCATTCATAGTGCTATATTTTTGATAACTATATCCATTGCAATGATCTTAGTTCAATTTTTAGATGCGATTGTTGGTTATAAAAGTGAAGATGTCTTTAAAACTTATGGTCCATTAGCAACATCTGTAGTGAACTTAATATTATTAATAGTTTTCTTATTTTAACTCACTTATACAACGAATCTTAATCGAACTAATATCGAATTATCTAAAGAATATTTGATGTAGCTTTCAATTAATTTAATAAAGACCAGCACTCTAATGCCACAATCATGTTGTATTTGTGTTGTCGCTTTATCCACCATCAATGATTATTTTTTACACCAATCAAAAAATCGAACTGATATAAATAAGTACAAAGCTTATCTATCAATCCGATTTAGTTATAAAACAAAAAAAGCCACAGTAATGTGGCTTTTTGTTATATTCAGTATCAAAATGGTATCAATAGCCATTTTCGGAAGTCAAGAATGGCTTAACAACGCGGTTTAAAGCTATCCAATACTACCTTCCATTTCGATTGAAAAAACTAATTTTTAAGGACTTATTTTTATAGAAACATTGATTTAATGCGATTTAAAATGAAGTTATTTCTCTCGAAATTTTGAGGTTATTATTTTTTGGTATCAAAAATGGTATCATTTGTAGTTATTTTAGCTTCACATATTAAAATAACCACACTCCTAAATTAATAGGTGGTGTGGTCTGATCATTTATAATATAACATAAAAAACAACCACCCAGTAACTAGTATGGGTGGTTTAAGTATGCAGTCAGCTTCTTACTGCTATACGCAAGTAAGCCCTCTGCACAGCCGGATTGGCTACCGGTAATGTGGTTTTAAGCCAGATTGGTTACTGGTAATGTAATTACATTATAACATAAAAAATAGGCAAGTACCGAAGTACCTGCCATATGATGTGGTGGACATTAATTATAACATATTAACTGATTTCTCCCCATAAGTCACCTAATATCTGATTAGGTGGGGCAGAACCATTCCATGTTCTAATAGGCAAGTAATAACGTTGCCCCTCCCATGTATATCCTACCCAAACATGACCATCTTGTAACATCACTTCTGTATAATCACAATATCCACCAGGTTGGAACTGATAACCCACTGGACAAGATAAGAATGGCCCCACTTTTCTTACTGTGATTGGTTGATTGCCGTTTGTGAATCTAGCACTTTCTTCCATATAGTAAGTACCATATTTATTACGTTTCCATGCACTTGCAACTGGTTTAACTGTATTACTTGAAGCGCTTGACTCATTAGAGACAGTGGCAACCGGTATTTTACCATCCATGTACGCCCTAATCTGCTTGATAAAGTAGTCTTTAAGTTGCAACCGCTTGTCTTCTGGCAATAGACCGCGAGTTACTGGGTCAAAACCAGTGTGTAAAACCGAACTTCTATGAGGGCATGATGTTGAAGTAAATTCATTGTGCAATCTGATTGTATTTCTGTTTGCTGGTAATCCCCATTTTTTCAACAATCTAGCGCATTCTTGGAAAGTTGCCTGTTCATTTTTTAAGAATGTCGCGTTATCTGCGCCCATTGATTGACATACTTCAATACCGTAATAATATTTATTACCTATTTGATTAGCGGTATGCCAACCTACTTGTGATTCATCTAAGGCTTGCCAAACTGTGTTGCCTGATACGTAACTATGCGCAATGCCCGCTTCTAATCTTGATAAAGGTGCATTTACTAATCCATTACGATATGCTTCAGCAGTCGCCCCTTTGCTCCCTGCGTCGTTGTGTATAACTATACCTTTAGGGTTACTACCACGCTTAGGTAGGTCATAACCTTTAACCACATCTTTGATGATTTTAAGTTCTACTGCTTTAGGTTGTGGCTTAGCTGTTTCTTTTTTAGGTGCTTGTGTAGGAGATTGTATTGATCGTGGCGCTGTTTCGCTTTTGAAGTTAGGACGGATAAACCACATAGGGAAATCATAAGCATGTTGTCGTCTTGTAACTTTTTCCCAACCCCAGCCGGGTTGTTCGATTCCGTCAGTCCAGCCACCGCCTAGCCAATTCTGCTCATATACAATGATGTAATCTAAAGTTGCTTCAATTACCCATGCAACGTGACCATATCCAGCACCGTAGTTGCTACCGAATACCACCATGTCGCCAGGTTGTGCTAAGAAGTCCGGTGTATTTTGGTATACAGTAGCTAATCCGTCGAAGTTGTTAGCGAACGGAATATCTTTTGCGCCTACACCTTTTAGAAGTAATCCAAACAAAACTTTCCAAGCAGCATTGGCATAATCAAAGCATTGAAATCCATACCATAAGTCTGCATTGAATTGTTTTCCCTCAGAAGTTTTCAACCACTCTATAAACTCTTTTTTAGTTAATTTTGCTTGCATTGTCGCCACCTCCATGATGATACTCATTCACATCAAAACCAACATCGTTAGAGGCGTCTGTGAAAGGTTGTGATGTATCATATTCTTTTGGTGCTTTCGTGCTTAATTCCGGCGTTAAACTGCTGTCTTGTGATGATTTCCACGTAACTTGTTGCTCTTCTTTATTGCTATCTCTAGGCGCTTGATATGTCTGTGCTATAGATGAATCTGAGACGCCTTTTGACGTTGGGTCAGTAATAACGCCAATACCTGTAAGTAACGTTAGGATAGCGCCTATAATTGCGCTAGCTTGATTTAATTGAGTAGATAAATCTAATCCGAATAAATCCGTGACTTGCTTGATAAATAGCAACAATGCTCCAACTAAACCAGTTAGTACTGCTTTGTTTTTGAATCTCAATTTCCAGTTAATATCCATTTGTTTGCTCCTTTTATCCAAAATAAAAAAAACGACTAAAAATTAGTCGTTTAAAATTATTCAATGGTCAATGTCGGAGATCCTGAATAAACATCACTTATAGTGACATACAACGTCCCTGAAGGATTACTAAAGTTGATATTTTTACTTGCAACTCCGCTATTGACTCCTGATATTCCTAATTCACTTGACCCTAAATTAGTTTGCGAAATCCTCATTATACCGCTACGTACATTTTCTATTGTCACCTGATAACTTTTATTAGGTTCAACTCCATTTATTGTCCATTTTGCTGTTGAATCTTCTATGCTATCCGGATATTTATTTTTAGGTAAGGGTTTAATTACAAAAGATGAAGGCTTTTTCCATACTTGGATATTTCCAGCATATACTTTTGTATATTCTTCATCTTCGTAAATAAACTTCTTTACATTTTTAAAATTACCTTCCATAAAATCACCCCTTAATTAAGTAAAGTGTATTAGGGTCTTTTTGATACAAATAATTATATTCTGTTTCACTACCTGTCCAAATATTCAGTGACGGCTGCGAAGAACTGATAGGTTGATAAAGTTTATCTGCTTCCTCTTTTGTAAAAGCATTTGATGATAAAAGATAACGTTCATCATGACTGTGATTTATGTCTGATTTTTTTGATAAAGCATTTTCTAATCCTTCAATCTGTTTGATTGTATGACTATGATTTTTATCTGCATACAAACTGTTTAATGATTGCTTGAATCTCTCAAAATCTTCTGTACTAACTTTTGAGCCAATCTGTTGCAATACACTTTCTGAAATAGAGTTGTTTTGTATTGCTTCTGCTAATTCTCTTAATGTATTCATAGATTCAGGCGCGCTATCAACTAGTTCAGCAATTTTTGAATCCGTATACGTTTTAGAGTCGTTGAGAGTTGTATCTTTGATTTTTTCAACTTCTTGCAATTTATTTTCTAACCCTTCAACATTTGCGATATTGATTTTGTCCAATAACTCAGGTTCTGCTTTGATATCTGTATCTTTACCATCAATTTGCCACATTTTAGTGTCAGGATTGATTGATACTACAGTACCGTTTTTACCGGGTGCGCCTTGTTCTCCTTTTTTACCTGTATCACCTTTCGCACCAGGTTGTCCCGGTTCGCCTTTATCACCTTTCGCACCTTTAAATCTACTTTCATTCTTTTCGATGTAAGAAATGACATCTTTATCTATTTTCTCTTTAAAGTCTTTGCTCAATAAATCTGTCGCGTTATCTTTTAAAATTCTCGTAATAGCATCATCTACCAATTTAACATCGATTTCTTTTGCTACAGCAGATTCAATACCACTATCAACGATATTGAAAGAAAAGTTTGCGACATGTATTTTTTCTTCTTCTTTCTCTAAAAACAGCTTACAGCGAACATAACCAGCGTGTTTGATAACCTTTTTAGGTATTTTGTAGGTAAGGAACCCTTTTACAACATCGTCGATAATAAGGGGCTCATTTTTGAATATAGAGCCATCTTCCATAAACAAATGTAATCTAGGTGTTAAGCCATGTGCTTTTAGATCGATACGACCTTGTTTGTCATTGATACCTATTCTTATAGATGCTGTATTTTCATCTTCAGTGTAAAATCGACAGCCAATGTCACCTAAGTCAACACCATCATTTTTTATTCTCGTTTCAACATCTTTTATTTTGTACATTTACACACCTCTTTATTTATATTTATCCCTTGTGAAGTAGATACCTTTTAAGCCGATTTGTTTATATAACTTAGCGATTGTACTTGCTTGATGTTGGCACCACTCTATAGCAGTAGCGTATTGGTGGGTAGCTGGATTCTTAGGATTCCATCTAATTCGGTACAATGTGTTTTGACCTTTATTGATGTAATCCTTTCTTACGAAGCTAGCACCGCCCATGATTGCTTTTGCTGGAGATGTCCAACCTTTATTCCTTGCAAACGTCATTGCGTAGTTAGGATTGTTGTCGTAAGCGCCAATGCCGAAGTAGTTGTATACTCCATCTTTTCCGTTAGCGAAGTTACTTGTTCCATATCCACTTTCTAAGAAAGCATGCGCGATTAAATAAATTTCATTAATGTTGTGCTTTTTACAAGCTTCTGCGAACGCTTTACCTTGATTATTCAATGTTCCCTTACCTTTAAGTATCTTATTAAGTGCGCTAACTGAAACACCTTGATACTTGCCTAAATTAAGCATTTGGTAGCACTGCGTGTTACTTTCCCATATTCGTTTAACATTCATTGCTGAACTCGTTTGAGCTCGTGTAGCGTTAGCCCAGCCCCAAGCATTAGATTTTTTCGGGTTACCTCTTGCCATTTGTTTATCCAGTGCTTGTTTGAATGTATAAGGGCTCGTTTCAGTTATAATCTGCGGTTGTTTAGATGCCGAGCCATTATTAGCTGTTGGCGATGAGTCTCTTACATTCGCTATATCAGCGTTTTTATTATCTACCATAACTTTTATTCTAGATTTTGTTACTGTTGGTTTAGTTATAGAATTTAATAATTTTTCTCTGTTTTTAAATATATTAAGTAATGCCTTTTCTAATGCTCCGTATTTATCTTTAGGGGGAACACCGTTGTCAATCATATTCCAATTAACATGTTCCAACATCGAACGCCAAATGCTGTCGTCTACTTTTAAATTTTCAATACTTAGAGGTATCTCATATTTGGCCATCATATCTACAGCTACAACCATTGCGTGAATCTCATTAAAAATAAATTCATTTTTACTCGCACTATAATCTTCACATACGTCTATAACTATATAATCAGGTTCATTAGGAACTTCAAATACAGCTCTTCTAGGTGCCCAAATATTATGTCTGTCAACATAAAAGTGGGGATATTCTACATCCTGTTTGTATTTCTTCCTACTGTTATATAAACTTTCTACCGAGCTCATCGTTTGTGCGTTTCTAATCATTATTCCTTTAGGTTTTTCGAGTCGTCGATTACCTTCTACTATAAAGTGATAAATATATTCTGGATAATTAACCTCTTGGCTAGAAATAGTGTACTTTATAGTTGTTACATCTTTCCAAATTGGAACTTTTTTATTATTTTTTTCGTTATCATCACTATCATCTTCTGGTTTAGGTGCCGGCGTAGATTTCTCCGGATGATATGGTGGTCTAACAAAATATTTAACTCCTCCACCTGGTCCATCATGATAAGAGTGTTTAATTTTATAAGGTGGACTTCCTGTTGCGTTATTTGTATACCAGTTTTGATCTACGCCATACCAATAGTCTTTTGTGCATGGTCCCACTACAATGTTTACATGTCCTGCCCAACCACCAGTCCAAACACCCCAGTCGCCTGGTTGTGGTACAAAATCTTTTGTATTTCTAATTATCTTGAAATCTCTACCTCTATAATTGGATTTTTGAGCCATAGCATCAGCATTTCCCCATGTTCTAAACCCCCAATATTTATCGAGTAAATAATTAGGTAAATCCCAGCATTGTGCTCCCATTCCAGAACCAGGTACATCAATAGCTATTTTATTTTTAGCGATATACAACGCCCACTCTACTACTTCACTAGCTGTAGGTTTTCTGTTTTTTGGATTAGGTAATCCCATGTATGCACCTCATTTCAATCAAAATAAAAAGCCAGTGCCGAAGCACTGACTCTTAACTGTTATTTACATTTACCAAACCAGAAGCACGCCCAGAAGCTATATCCTAAAATCCCTTTAAGCATGGTAATCACCTCCTTTAAATACCAAAAATAGTTCTTAGTAAAGCTATGACAATCGTACTGAAGATAGTCCCTATCAAACCGAGAATCCACATTTTTATGTCTCTAATATTCTTGGCATTCTTTTCTTTATTCTTTTCATCTTCTACCTTGTCGCGCTTTAATTCTTCAAAATTTCTATCTAATTTGTCATAAATCTTTTCTTGCGCTCTAAGACTATCTTCTATTCTGTCGAATTTTTCAAACATAGTCTTATCATTTTCTTCTAATCGCGTTAAACGCCAATCTTGTTCATGTCGTTTGGTAAAACCAAACATTACGCCACCTACTTTTTGTTAAATTAAAAAGCCACAAGCATTACACCTGTGACTTTTCATCTTTTGTTTCTGGATATTTTTCTCCAGTGATTAAAGCGTATTCTTCTTTATCGATTAAACCCTTGTCTACGTACCACTTAATTTGCTCGTTTTTATAGTAACCCCAAACATAAAAAGTTTTAATGTCTTTAAAAGTTGGATAAATCATCTTCATTATTTAAACGTCCCCCTCAGTACTTGTTTTGTTAGTTTTCAGTTCAGTCAACTGTTGTGTTAACATAGCGTTTTGTTGAGCTAATTCCATTGTTAATACGTTTACTTGTGCCACCTGCATTTGCATACTCGCAACCATTCCGCGAAGTTCCTCATCACTTAAATCTGACGCACTTTGTTGGTTTGATGCATTCGGTACGTCTTCTTTTTCGAAATTGCTATTGTATTTAATTTCGCCGTTAGTGAAAACAAACTTTCTAGGTTCGAACTCTTCTTTAAATTTAATAGGCACATTGTTATCATCTACATCTAAACTATTGCGTAAACCGCCAGTATTAACGAATCCGATAACTTCGTTTTTATCGTTTACTGTGATTTTCATTATTTCCACCCCATAATTTTAGTTATAGTAACTTTGTTGGCATTCGCTCCAGAACCTGATGTTTTACCTAAATCAAAGTACACATCGTTATCTATTCTTAAAGTAGTGCTACTTGTTTTGGATAGTAAGCACTCATAAATACCGCCACCGTTGCCGTCTGAGTCAACTACATTCGCTTTACTCAATTGAATCGCGTTAGGTAATGCGGTTAGTCCGAATCCCTCAATAACGCCACCTGGATAAGTTCCACTTACCAACAAAATAGAATAGTTTGTGTACGGTTCAGTTAGATTGATTGTTGTACCTACACCATTTGCGCCACCGTCGAACAATACCGTTGATTTATGTTCATTAGGAACTGTCCACTGTTGCTCAAGTCTGCCGTTTGTGATTGATCGTGTGTAAATCTTTTTAGAGTTATAAGGTGTGAAGTTAAATAGCTTGTTTGTATCATCTTTAACGAATACCGATAAATAACCCTCATAACTTTCAACGCTACCTGGTAAATCCGGCACTCTTGTTGCATAGTAATTACCAGCAGTTAAATATCCCAAATCGCCTTGCGCATTATTTAAGTTAACTTGAATTGATTGACCATTCGCCTCTGTCATCTTATGTTGTTGCCAGCTCGTTGTTCCGAATTTATCATCTACATACTGCTTAGCTTGATTTAAAGCGTTGTTAGACGTTTCTTCAACAAATTGCTTAGTTAAGTTTCCATCATTCTTTTTATAAAACGGGTACCATGTGCCGTAGATTTTGTATTTTGTGTACTCATCGTTTGAATCGTCTGGGTACCATGTTGCACGAGCAGTATTATTATCAACAACATAAACAACTAACACACCAGATTTGCTTGATGTATAAGTTGATTCATCGAACGAAGAACCGTCATCAACACCATCTTGTCCAGGCTTCTCTAACGTGCCTATATCCGTCTTTTCTGGCGCATCTGTCGCGCTAGTGATATGAATAATCCTAGATGTGTTAACTGCGCTTAAAACGCTATCTATGGACTGCTCAGACGATTCGATTGCTTTACCGTAATCATCAGTAATTTTAGACTTTTGCCAATTTGTTGTTGAATTACCTTTGATTAGGTCTGCACCATTGATTTGTTGTTCAACTTCGTTAACACGTTCAAAAATCGCTTGCTCTTTATCAATAATTTTCTGGAACTCGCTATTTATATATTGAACGGCTTTGTCTTGTGTTGTTGTAATCATCTGTACCGCTTCATTTTGTTTGATTTCTAATCTTTGAATACCTTGATTAATACGACTATCAATTTCAGTAACCAACGATTTTGTATCACTCAAACTTTTCTTTAAGTCCTCAACTTCTTCTTTAACACTTTCTGTTAAGTCCTGAATTGATTTGATATAAACTAGCTTTGTTTTACCGTCAAAATTACTAATTAGATCATTCTGGATATTGAAGCTAAATTGACGCTCTACAATTACGTTATTGCTACCGTTTTGAGTAAAATATGCTTGCGCATGTACTCGACCAGTGTATTTTAAGAACTCGTTTGGGATAACGTATTGCATTCGTCCATTAATTGCATCAACAATTGTAAGTTCATCACTAATATAAGCGCCGTGTTCATCGTCGAAGTTATCCGTCTTAAGCACAATACTAGTCATCGCATTATGTTTGCTGATTGATAACGGCTTATTATTCTTAGTTACTGCAAAATTTAAAACACCAGTTCCTCTATCTGATTCATAGAAACTGATGTTTGTGTCAATAACCGGATTATATTGTGATGTTGTTTGTAACTCGATTAAGTTATCATCTTTTGAAAAATTATCTACTACCATTATTCAACCTCCTTACCTTCTATTATGCTCCAACCACTATTACCACCAGTACCAAAGTTTCTAACGAAAAACTGGTGAGCAGAAGCAAAGTTATTACGTCTTAGCACTTGTGTTGTGTTACCCGGTGTATTTGATTTTACTTCTAACACCCAGCCTGCAATACCTTTGTAATCTTTAGGGAAGTCAGAAAAACGTTTTGATTCTTCAGTGGTGATATAGAAGTCTAAACCAACAATTTTTAAATCAGACAATTTCGTGATGCTCTTAGGGATATGTTCCCAATAACCAGCACTTTGTGGGTTAAAATTCCATGAACCGTTGTTTTTCTTGTTAAAGATGTCGATAACACGTTCAAATTTGAGCATATTTCTACCTGTGCTGTTTCTGGTAAGTACTTGTCTTAGAGCACCATTATAGTGTCCAGGCAGTACATCAAAGAACCAACCTGCATCTCTAAACGCTTTCGGTAACGGGAAATCTAACGCATTTTGTGTGTCTTGCGTATAGATATAGTAATGACCAACTTCCGTAATATCACTTAGATATGCTGGGTTCTGTATTGGTAACGGTTTAACACGTCCGCCTGAATCAGTCATTGATACTTGAGGCGCGATGTTTTTCAAGAATTGGTTAACACCTCTTTGGCCGATAGAATAAATTGAGTGATGTCTGTTGTTACCTGGTCCAATAGTTACCCCGATTAAAAGTGCTTTACGTCCTGTTTCTAGATCGTAATACATATCTAGACCCTCAGCCTCTTGGAAATCTCCTTTAAAGCTGTTATTCACACCGCCTATATCGATACGTCGTTTAAATAACAATTCTTTTGTTTTTATATCGAAACCTTGTAAGTAGTTAGGGTTGGCTGTATTCGAATCACCTGTATACCAATATAAGATACCTGCATCATAAGTGATACCTTGCATAGGTTGTGTATCTGAAGTGTATTCCATAGGTATATCCATTTGATACAATACTTTGTCTATACCTTTATCAATATCGTCAGCACTTCTTACTTCAATGAAATTCAATGAATTCTTAGCTTGTCTTTCAGAAGCTTTATATTCACGTCTGAAAATCATTAAATTTTCTATAGGATTATAAATCGCTGACGTATATCTGTCGTTAAATATATTCGGCATGACATCTTGCATTTCATTACCATAAGTTATTTCTCCAGTTCTATATTGGAAACGTACAAACTTGTTGTTTTTGTTACTGTCCAATACAGCTGAATAAATCCATAATTCTCCATCAATGTATCTATACGCATTGTGTGTACCGTGACCGCCGTTTTTAACAAGCAATCTATCAATAAATTGTCCGTTGGGCTTCAATCTAGATAACATGTAATGATTACCTGGACGAGCTTGCGTCATATAAATAATTTTCGTTCTAGGGTCTACCCAAAATGATTGCATTACTGCGTTAGTATATGGCGATAAATCTGTGATGAATTCCGGTTCTTGCTCTTTTGGTTCGAATCGGTATTCTGTAGCTCGATATTCTTTATAGTTTTCATCTACAGCTTTCTCAACCTTTTTAGTGAAAGCATCTAGTGTTGAATAATCATGATACAAACGATCTTGCAATGTCTTATGATCATAACCAGTATTATCAACACGCGCGTCTTTTACTTCGTTGATACCGTCGCCGTTATGACCTAGTACCATATTGCTGAAACGGCCGTTTAGATACGTTAAAAAATCAGAGACGCTACTTGTGACATTTAAATGCTCATACTTTATTTGCTCTCCATTATGTGCAAATACCTCTTTATTTCTATGGTATTCAAGAGAGAAATTAAAATCAGTCAGCATGTCTGAAATAAGCTTGAAATTATACTCATTTTCATCTACATATCTGTAATCGAAAACTCTACTTAAGTCTGTAATTAATTTGTTATCCATGTCTTCCTCCTTTTCTATCCGTAAAACTGGTAATAATTTTTAATAAGTTCGTACATAATAACTTCATGACCCCTCTCGTTCGGATGCAATCCGTCTGGCATACTTGATTTTCTGAACGCTGGATTATATGGCTTAAAATAATCTGTATGATAGGCATCATATACTGGTACATCCAATTCACTACAAGCCAATATCTGAGCGTTGACATAATCCTCTAACGTTAACCCTAATTTGTTTTTATCAGTATCTTTACGACGTATCGTTGTGCCACTCATAGGACATTGTCTAGTAGCTGTCATTACAAGTATTTTTGAAGTTGGATTATTTTTCCGAATAACTTCAATTGCAGAACAAAAGGCACCATAAAACGTTTTAGTATCCGTTTTATCAGTGCCTATCGGTACGCCTGCCCAATAACCATGTAACCAGTCATCATCTGTACCTTGTAATATGATTAGGTCTCCTCTTATTTGCTCTGCTTGTCTATAAATGCTGTTTTCTACCGCTTCTTTACCTATTGGAACTGTTGCCATTGTAGCGCCACCTCTTGCAAGGTTTGTTGTTTTGGCTTTTAATTTATTGCCTAACATTTCAGTGAAATTTGCTTTCGCATGTGATCCTCTAGCTACAGAATCGCCAATCGTTCCAATTGTTTTTACATCTTTAATGTTTGATTTATCTATAAAATCATGAACGATAGTGCCGTCAGATGTAGTCACAGTTTTAGAGCTTACCTTCTGTTGTTTATCTTCAATCAAATCAGTTCTACTCATCAAATCGAGTGTTGATTTAGCTATTGACGCTACTTTAGACTTCAAGTTTTCTGCCGCTTTACTAGGATTAGAAAGGTTAACATCATTTAATCCAGAAACATAGTTAGCTGCAGTATTAACTTTTTTCATGTATCGTTGTTCTCGATTAAACTCACCAAGCGTTACATCTTGCTTAACAATTACATTGTTTATACCCCTAATCGTTTTAACTTGTACTATACGTACTAAATCATTCAAACCTAGTTTGGTAGATTTTATTTGTACTATGTCTCCGGGTTGTGGGTCTGCTTCTGGATATGATTCTCTTAACACCAAAAAGTCCAAAGACAAAGATTGTTTTAACGACTTTTTCAATCTCGATTGTAATTCTTTATCCATAGTTTCTTGGTCAGTCACTTTACCATCTTTAAATGGTTCTGCGTGGATGTCGCCGTATATTTCAGCTAATGCACTTCTAGCTTCCATTACGAGCCCAGCGTGTTCGAATGTTTCTTCTCCTGAATAATTACCATATCCTCTAATGAAGGTGGCGAAATCACTTGCATCTTCCTCGAGTTTTATAGCGTTGGCGTTGACTTCGTCAGAAATAAAATAAGACGCTTTTTGATTTGCAAAAGGCGTCAATACAAACTTATATCTGTCTTTCTTTTTGTCATACGTTATTTTATATTCTAAACCGAAATGTTCTAATCCCTTTTTAAACATTTCTAACCTTGTGTCGCCTTCACCACCATTTTCAAACTTCGAAGACTTAACCTTACCTTCGACTTCAAAAAGCATTCCAGTACCTTGAAACACAATGTTAAAATATCTTTCTACTGTAAAAGATCCTGTTACATTAACATAAATCCTATCAATCATTAACTTGTCTATAGGAATCTCTCTAGCAGTACATTCAACCAGTTGTCTGTCGCCTTCTGATTTCCTATCAATGACAGTTATTACATATTCTTTCTTGTCGTTTTCACCTTCGACATGACTAACAATCCATCTTTTCCCTATAGCGTTAATAACTTCATAAGTATATTTATTTTCTAGAATATCAAAAGTTAATACACCGTCAGCATTAACTTTTTTTACTAAAGTTGTTTCTACTGGTACAGGTGCGCCATTACCTTTAGGTGGTTTAATAGTTATTGTCATTCTGACACCTACTTATAATAAAATTTCAAATCAAACTGAACTTTTTGTACCGTTTGATTAAACTCAAATTTATTAGCTCCGTATTTAAATTTTGGTTGGGCTATATTCGTTTCGGTACTTATTTCAACACCGTTTTTATAAACTCGGAAGCTATCATAAACAATTCTGTCTCCAGCTTTTAGTTTGATCCCTTCGATTTTCATTATTTCAGCATGCGTTAAATTCCATACAAACGATTCTGTATCTTCGCCTAAAATAATTGTTATCTTTTTATACATGTTGAATTGGTCGTTAGGAGCACTACCATGATAGTAAACTGTACCTTTGCTCAAATTTTCAAATGTATACTTTCTTTTGTCTCCGCCTGCATGCCAATCAATATTAAAATCAAACGACCACAATCCAACCTTTTTGTTTTCTTCTAACTCTAGGCTTGTTCCAATACTTTCACCGTATGGTAATTCTGTAGTTTCGAATTTTAGTTCAAAAGAAACTTTATTACCTTTTTGTTTAGGGTTTATAACTCCGTTAAAAATAACTTTATACTGTTTACCATTTACAAAAATTTGTTGATCATGTCTTGAATATTCATAATCCGGGAAGTTGTTTTTATCTAATTTCACGTAATCATCAGAAGTTGGTTGAGTAAACCTGTAATTCAACTCTTCTTTTCTTCTTATTTCTCGTAAATACATAGGTTCTATGTCTGTCGTTAACGAATACAACATATCTCGCATATAAGCAATGTCTGAACGATTTTTAACTTTACAAAAACAAGGAACAACTATATCTCTACTGATATAATTGCTCCCCATTAATATACGACCGTTCATATTTTCTTTGTCTTGATACTTTGTGTTGATTTGCATGCTATCAATTACTATATCGTTAACGATAAACCCGTATTCACTTAATTTGATTACAGTACCATCTTTTTTTGTTAATTCTATGTCCATTTGTAACCTCCTTTATAAGTAATACTCAGAATTGCGTTTAGCATTTCTGCCGTTAACAATACTAGTAAGCGCATCGTTATTGACATCGAATTCAACTTTAACAGTTTTCATGTTCGGTGATGTTTCAATAGAATGTGTGTGTTGTACTTGCGCATTTATATTTCCACCTAAATTACTTAAGTTTCCTGTAATACTAGAAATGTCAGGTGCGTTTAATGTAGGTTGAAATGCATCAACTACTTTATCTGCAACATTAGAAACATTACGGATAACTTTACTTGAATGATTATCTATACCTTTAACGAAACCTAGCATTGAATACATACCAACATCCATGAATTCACGTGAAGGTGAGTGAATACCCAAAGCACTTTTAGCTGCATCTAAAGCTTTCTTAGCAACATTTTTAGCTGCATCTACTAATTGACCAGCCATTTGTCCAATACCTCTAATTAAACCACGGATCATATCAGCACCTGCAGACACAAAATCTCCTATAAAACTTTTTATTTTATTTACTGCATTTGTCATACCTTGACTAACTTTGTTTACAACATTAACGAATCCTTGAATAACTCTATTAACAAAGTTAATTAGCGTACTTGTTATAGTAGATACCCATTGCATACCTTTAGTCACGATGAAGTTCCAAGCTTGAGACATTTTGTCTGATATAGTTGATACAACTTGTGTGAATATGCTTACAACTTTATTCCAAATTGTCGTTAATATACCAGATAAGAAACTCCAAATCGTATTCCATATATTAGAAATAAAACTCCATGCCGCTTGTAACGCAGTAGATATAGCTGTAGTGATAGCGTTCCAAACCTTAGTTGCCACAGTAACTATAGTGTTCCACAACGTTTGTAAGAACGTCCAAATAGCGTTCCAAATTGTCATTGCGATAGTCATAATTGTGGTAAACACTGTAGTTATTACAGTGACTAACAAATTCCAAATCGTAGTAGCGATTGTAATTATCGTGTTCCAGATTGTACTTAAGAATGTCCAAATAGCTGTCCATATCGTCATAACTATTGTCATTATCGTCGTGAAAACAGTTGTGATGATTGTAACTAAAAGGTTCCACACCGTTGTTGCAATAGCGATAATTCCATTCCATAACCCTTGTAAATAAGCGACTATTTGATTCCAAACAATCATTATAAAATTGTATACATTAGTTACTGCTGTAGTGATAGCTTTTAAAATAGCATTCCATACAACCGAAGCTACAGTTTTCAACACATTCCAAACTGTAACCATAAACGTTTTTATCGCATTCCAAGCATTTATAATAAAGTTTCTGAATCCTTCATTTTTATTCCACAATAAAACGAATATAGCTATTAATGCAGCGATTACACCAATAACTATTGTTATTGGACCACCTAAAATACCAAACACAGTTACTAGTCCTGTGATAGCATTTCTAATTAATCCAATCTTACCGAATAACAATTGGAATATAACTGATATAATTTTTAATGGTCCTTTTAATAACATGAACGCACCTTTTAAAATTGTTAATCCCGCTCTTAATAAACCGAACTTACTTACTAATGCAATGATTCTACCTATTAATCCGCCACCCATAAAGTTAGATACAGCAAGAATAATCGGTATTAAAAATCTAAATGCACCAACTAAAGTTATAATGACACCAACTAATTGTGCTGTAGCCGGATGCGCCTCAAACAAGTTAGCTATCCAACCAGTTATTGCTACTGCAACGCGTAATACTGCACTAGCTATAGGAGCCATCGCTGTTGCGAATGCAACTAATCCTCTTGCAATGTTCCCAATTAATTGCATTATTAGTGGTCCATTAGTTTGTATATAGCTGACAAAATCTTTAAAACCTTGAGATTGTCCGACTTGTTCAGACCATTCTCTAAACTTAGCCGTCATCTGTTCAAGAGATTGGAAGATTCCAGTTGATGATCCGCTGAATGCATTCATCAAATTGTTAATTCCAACGAAAACATTTTTGAAAATGTTGCCGATTATAGGTAAATTTGTTTTTGTGTATTCAATAAAACGAGTAATCGAATTTTCTCCAGCTGCACTATTAGCCCAATTAGAGAATGATTGACCTAATCTATCCAACCAATCAGCCGACCATTGAAACAGTGGTGCTAATTGTGTGAACACATTGACTAATCCGTCACCGAAACCTCCTGCAGCACTTAATAGCTTGTTAAATACCGAAACACCAGTTGTATTCATCATGTTGAAGAACCTTGATGCTACACCGCTATTTTGAGCCCATTTGAGTACACTTTGAGACGCCTCTTCCATTCCTCTTGAAATACCACTAAAAAACGGTTGTAAGCTCTGCATTGCTGTTTTAACAGTATTTAAACCATTTGCAAGAGTTGTGAAGATAGCGGATTGATTTTGCTTTATAATATCAGTCCATGCTGACTTTACGCCATCTAAAGCTTTTTTGTATTCGTTTGTTGCTGAACTAGCTTGTAAAGTTCCGTCGTTAAGCATTTTTATAGCGCTGATAGCCATTGCGCCAAACGCTACAAATCCAGCTCCCGCTATTGCTACAGCACCACCTAAAGCAAGTACGCCACCAGTTAATACTTTGATAGCGTTTAATAGCGCGAACACTACAGGTACTACGCTCGCTATTACAGGTATTAAGATACTAAAAGATGAAGTTAATAATCCACCAACCATATTAGAACCTACAGTGCCGAACACACGGAACATATTAGCTAAATTCCCCATCTGTCTTTGGAAATTGTCGTTTGCTTTTATTATGTAGGTATAAGCTTTCTTTAAACCATTAGTATCGACATCTACCTTCGTTGTTTTTTTGTTTGGTAATGCGTCTAAGGATTTTTTAAATGCATAGATTGTTGGTATAGAAAGCCCTGTATCTACATTAAGTCGAGATCTAGTTTTGTTCGGAATACTCTTAAGCTCTTCTTTAGTACGTTTGATTTTAGAGTTAGCAACACTATTGTCCACGTCTATAACAGCTTTTGCTTTAGACCTATTTAACGCTTCAAGACTAGCTTTAGATACTTTTAACACTCGATTAAATTTACTGTTATCAGCATTGACGTCAATATTGACACGTTTCTTTTCCAGTTCGGATAACTTAGCTTCTGTTTCAGCGATATCTTTAGTTAACTTTTGTTTTTGTAGTTTAACCTCAGGGCTAGCTTCTTTGGAGTTAAGTTTGTCTAGTTCAAAATTTGATTCTAATATCTTTTGTTGTAAGTCTTGTATACTAGCATCTAATTTAGCTTTTACATTTTTGTTGCTAAAGGCATCTAAAGACTTTTTAGCAACCTTGATAGTTTTTTGTAATTTTTTATCGTTAGCGTTTAATTCAACATCTTTAGTTTGATCTGCTACTCGTTTAAATCTTTGCACAGACTTAACCGCACTATCAATTTGCCTTTTGAATTTGGCTACACTAGCTTCAATAGTCGCTTTAATTTTATATTCCGTCACATTAACACCTCTCTTTCTATTGCTTATTAAATTCTGCTATAACTTTAAAGAATTCATTATTTTGTGGTTCGTATTCATCACGTTCGCTACTAAATCTTATATCTTTACCTTCGTTAAGCCGTTGGATATTTTCTTCATAAGGCAATACGTCGTTTGCATTGTTAAAAACATATTCCTCTTTAGGTTTATTTTCTGTCCCAACATTTTTAGTAGCTGCAGCATCACGAATAGCAAACGCAAGTTTGTAACGTTCGAATTCTTGGGTTAGCATTTCATACTCTTTCGCATACATTCGATAGTTATATTCTGTTAATGTCATTTGCTCAATAACGTTCAAATCTGTAATACCAAGTGTTGACATACAAGTTATAACGATTCTGTCGTAAGTTATTACGCTTCCGCTGGTTTCTCTTCCGCTTCCACTACTTCGACTAGGTTTCGGGTCATAGGTCGCTTTCCCAACTCCGTTAAAATATCCGAACCGAATTCTTCTAGTCCGATATTTTCTGCGATTTCATCTAATGCTTCATCAATGTTATTAATAGTAATTGCTTGTTTTTTTAAGTGAGATGTAGCTGCGATTAAAACTTCGCCAATCACAACCGGATTTCCACTTTCTAAACCTACAGGCAACATTGATACACCTTGACCGATAGAAGCTTGTTCAACTTTTAAACCTAATCGGTTATCGATTTCTCTTAAAAATTTAAAACCAAAACTTAATTCTAATGACTTTCCGTTAATTTCTACATTCATAACTTAAAATCTCCATTCATGATTAATTTAAACAAAATAAAAAGGGCTTAACGCCCTATTTTTATACCTCTCTTGGTGCAACCGGTGGTGAATCTACTTTAGGTTGTGGAATTGCTGTTAAATCTTCGCCAGTTAACGCATCTGCTTTTGTAGTGTCGTGGAATCTGTATCCAGTCGCCTTAAGTTTCTTTGTTACAGCCTCAGGTAGTGTTGCAAATCCACGTTGGAAACGACCATTCACTCCATATTCATATTCATATTCATCAATACCGTTAGCTTCTGCTTTTAATTCAAATTTATTGTGGAAACCTTGGAAATATTTCGCTTTAAATTTAGTGGCATCCCCATTTTTGCCTGGTATTCTACTTTCAACTTCCCAAGCTTCATACAATACGCGATCTACAACTGCATCTTCAATTTCATCTGCAAAATCGTCACCATAAAACATTTTAGCAGTACCAGACATTGTTGACTCAACAGAACCGCCAGTGTTATAAGAACCGTCCATTGTATCCTCTGTATCTGTATCAGCTTCATGTGATAAGCCGTATTCAGTTAAAAAAAGCATTTTAGTAGCATCTACTTTTTCGCCAGCTTTTCTAAATAAAATAATACGATCATTACTATTTTTCATATTTGCCATTCAATATTCCTCCGTTTTTTAAAATGTTTTGTAAGATATCGTTACTGATGTGTGTAGCAATTCTTGATTGGTAGTATCATCAACTAACTGTGTGATGTTAGTATCATCTTCTTCAAAGTCATAATCGTTTGTTTTAACGCTAGGTGTTAAATCATCAATACATCTTTTAACAAGTCCGTCATGATGTCCTAAATCATCACTTACACTCCAAATATCAATAACTAAATTCGTGTCACCAGAATAACTATCAAACGTGTATTTACTTCTGTTTGACTCCGGCATTTTTATTACAAAAAAAGGATACGGAACCTCTTGTTGCATCTCTTTACGAGAAATAACAGGGAATCCATATCCTTGTAGCGTTTCATACGCTTTATTATAAAGTTGTAAGTTCGGTGTCATGCTTTTATCTCCTATTCAAACAACGTTTTCAATTCTTCTACAGTTGATTTTCTTATTACCTCATATACTGGCCACATAAAAGGTTCTGCCTCCATGTATCGAGTACCAAACTCTAAGAAACCACTATAAGCTGCATGCGATGTGATAGTGTATTGCAAATCGCCAGTTTTTTTATATCTGATATTGCGTGATAAATTACCAGTCCAATAACCCTTATTCATTACTTCTCTAGCTTTCAATTTAGCTCGTACTACATATTCTTTGGCGTTTTCCTGTAAAATATCATCTACATCATCATCAATGTTGGTTTTCATATCGTGAAATTGGTTTAACAGTGCGTCTAATCCATCTATATTCATCAATTGACCTCTTCGATATAATATGACGTTTCGTGTCTGTATTTCCTTGTATCAACTATCTTGTAGCGAATGCCATTAACCAACACGTGGCTAACAGGGTAAGATATTGATTCTTTTACCCTCAGGACACTTACATCGTTTTTTACATCGCCAAATTCAAGTTGCTTTCTTGCTCTAGAAATGGGGTTAATATTGCATGGTATCGCATCATAAGTGATTAGTGCGTTTTCTTTTTTGCTAGTTTTAGGATTGTAAGTTGCTACTTGTTCTAATTGAAAAATAACTCTATCTTCATATCTCAAAAGAACACAGCCCTTCCTTTTTTAGTTCTCGTTCTAGCATTAAAGTAATTATCAATAATATCTTCATACTCCTTAAAATCATTCAATTCATACGAGTTGCTACGTCCATCAACCGCTTCTGACGTCATACCTTCAGCACCAATCCTGTTGTAGCGTTTAACTGCAACTTCTTTAATCATGTAACTAAACCTTTCCGGTATTTGTTCAACTTCAATAGGTAACATTGATAACAACTGGCTTTCACAACTTTTTATAATTTCCTCTAATTGTTCATCTTGCTTTTCATCTTTAAGACCAATACGTTTTTTTACATCAGCTAGCGTAGTCATATAACCACCTACTCTAGTGACTCAAAAGCATTGATAATTTCAGCTTTTGTTTGTTTTTCATCAACTTGTAAGCCAGCAACACTTGCTATTTCGACAAGTTCTTTTTTGGTTAATTTGTCATTTACAATGTAAATCATTTGTTCGTTGCGTTTATTTTCAACACTAGCTAAAGCTTTGATACGTTCATCTGTAGGATTATAACCTTTTCGAGGGTAGACATGCCCTTTCATATAGACATGTCTGTTATCTTCTAAATCTGTAAAATCTACTTTAACAATTCCAATGATTTCGGGCATGTTACCACTCCTAATTATTTATTAAACTTCTCCTGGATTTGAAGATGGTTTTGCATCAGCAGGAACTAACTTAGCAAACGCTTTATCATCAGCGATATGCAATGCTACATGCATAGTTGCACGTAATGCCACCATGTCTTGTTCAAACAAGTTTACAGGTGTTCCATCTTCATTTTTGACTGTAGATAATTGTGCAGTTTCATCGATTTTGTATTCAATTAATTGAGGGATACCGTAAATCAACTTATCGAAATCACCAGTGATTAACTCACCACGTTTTAAGTTGCTTGATTTAAGGTTAACCACAGGTAGACCATCTAACGTATCACTGTTACGGTCATAAATACGTTCTTTCGTTTCAGGATCTACAATTTTACGTAACAAGCTTCTGTTTTGTGTTTTTGAGATAAACGCATTTGCTTCTAATTCGTCATCTTCAAGTAATGCCTCTAAATCAATAATGTTATCTTGTGTGAAGTCACCTTTAATAACCTTATTAGTTTTTTCAATTGATTGTGCAATTGATTTACCGAATGGATTGTTACCTTGATTCAAAATACCTGCTTCGTCAAACTTTTTATAGAATGCTTCAGCAATCATAGGTTTCATTTCTTCAAAGAACTGTGAATAAGTGTAATTCAAGAATTCTTTTGTTACAGGTAAGATAACCCCTAATTTAAACGCTCTCATTGTAGCATTAACCCAAGTAGCCTTAGACGTTTCGATTTTTTGACCTTCACCTACCCAGTAAGCACCTGGTTTATCAGCCCAAAAAGTAAACTTCTTCTCAGTACCTTCCATTGGTTCGTACTTACCTAATTGCATGATTTTTGAGTTTTCCATAACCTCTTGTAAGATAGGTGTTGTAAAGTCGTTTAACAACGTACCATCTTTCTTTTCGTGCATCATTACATTATCAGGGTTAAATACTTGCGGTTTAACATTGTTACTCGCAAAATGTTGCAAATTTAATTTTAATTTTTGTGTTTGTTCCATTTAAATGCCTCCGTTAATTTTTAATAATTCTTTTTTGTTTAGCAATTTCAGCCAAGTTTTGAGTTTTGTTTTTTGCCGTATGATTAAATGAATCCCCACCAGTCAATGGTGATTGTCTAGCGTTAACCTTAACCGCTTCATTAACCGCTTTTTTTACTGCATTAGAAAAAGCTTCAACATTCAATTTAGTTTGTTCAGCAGTATCTGTTACAACTAAATTAACAACCTCATCTGATGAATCAACTTCCGCTTCGCTTAACATTTTCCTTGCTTCTGAACGCATTTCATTTAATTGTTTTTCTGAGCGTAATTGCTCCAGCTCTTTTTCCATTTGTTCGCGTTCATATTCAGCGATTTGATCTTTGTTCATTTTTGCTAATCGTTTAGCTTCATCAACAGCTTCTTGTTTCTCTTTTTCTTTCTGCTTCATACGACGACTTAATTCTTCTTTAAGACGCTTGTTATATTCTTCTTGTAGTCTTTTTTCGATTTCTTCTTCTGAATTAGTCTTTTTGTCTTGTTTGTCTTTGCCTTCATCATCGTTGTTATCTTTTGATTTTCCATTATCTCCATCTGATTCTTCAGCAAAAAACTGTAATTTGAGTTTTAACTTCTCTTGGATATCCATAGTTTTTACACCTCATTTATTTACTCTTGATTAGTTTTAAGCCATACATGGTTCGGGCTATTACACTTGCACCTTTTATTGTCATAAGCATGGTTTGGACATAAAAAATAGCCAACACAATTAAGTGCTAGCTACTGAAGTTTAATTTCCATATTACTACCTGTTAATTCAGTAAAAAGTTTTCCCAAACTTTCTTCTAATTTTTGATTGTTATCTTCAATCATCTCATTCCGCTTTTGTAACTCTTTACGTATACATTTCAACTCTCTTGCTATGTCTCTAAGGTATTTGTCAGTATTGCTCATATTAGTATCCTCCAAATTTTTAATTCACTGTCATACAAAACTAACTTACCTTTTTTGCCTCTAAAAACCTTCACTTTCAAATCAATCACCGCTTTTCACTTTCCCTCCAAAGTATTTTGTTTTTCGTTTCTTGTTCTGTTTTTTCGGCCACATGGATTTAGGTAATAAAGCGCAATCTGAACGACAATTGATATGCATAGGGTAGAAATTAACACCAATTTTAGCGTCTTTAACTTTGAATACTTCTCCATTAAGCCCTTTACATATTTTAGTTGTTCTATTATCGATTTTTGCAATATACATATAATATCCTTCTGGAGAGATTTCTTTCATACTGTCAATACTTGATTGTGCGTGAACACGTGCTGATTCTGTATAAAGCAATGATTTGATTGCTGCGGTCTTTTGTCGTGCTGTGCCTTCGAATTTATTTAGGTGCTTACGCATATCTTTAACGTATTCGTTAGGATGTCGACCTCTAATAACTACATTGGCAATTATTTCTTCTATTTCTTGCTTCATTGCTTCGGTATTAGTCCATAATCGCTCTGACCAAACGACACCATGAAATTGTGTATCTATAATTGTATCTATAACTTCTTTAGCTACTTGTACACCTTCACCTAAAATACCTGCTTGATCACTGAACACACGATAAGCTGTTGATTCGAAATATTGCCTCATCGATAATTCTGTTTGAGCTGTTGCATAAGCGATTAGGAATTCTATTTGAATCTTTAACATCTGTTCTCTAGATACATACATCTTAGTGTTATACTTCTTTAATTCTTCATTTGCTCTATCGCTAAAGTCCTTGTTTTCGACCAATCTTTTTGCTTCTTCTTGAAATGCTTTTACATCGAACTCATCGATAATCTTTTTTGCTTCTTGTAATGTAACGCCTGCAAAATCTCCGTACTTAACAATAAACGCATTGATTTCTTTTTCAATGCGCTTAATCATCATATTCAATATACGTTCTATTTCTTCAGCTTTACTTTTATCCCGCTTCAACTCATTCTCGATTGCTTTGCGTCCGCGTTCTTCCCAATATTCTTGAGTGTTTTTGTTAGGCAATTACAATCATTCCTTTTTATCAACAGTATCTTTTGTATCATCATCTTGTTCGTCATCATTGATGTCTCTAGGGTCTTTATAAATGCCTTTTTGAGCTTTTTTAATAGATTCTTTCTCATCTTCTTCTATTTTCTTGACTTCTAATTCAGGGTCTTGGAAGAACGAGAATAGAGACATTAAAGTTGTTTGGCTAATCTTCCCGCCAGAATCAATATAAGCTTTTAATTCTTCAATCAATGATTTAGGTAAGTTTCTGTTGTATACGTATCTAACAGTATTGAAATCTTTGTTAGCGTCAATCGACCGTGTATTTTTAAGTATTGTCTCTAACAACTTAGCACGACGTCTTAACCCTTTAGTAAACAATCCTTCTTTAGTTTTAGTACGTTGTTCCAATCCAAATAATTTGTATTTCATTGCCTCGCCCGATTGAGTGCCACTAAAGTTATCATCTTTCATGTTAGGCGTGTTGGTAAACATGTGTATATCACTGTTCAAACGGTCTTTATAAGCTTCGGTACCTTGTACATCGTATTGCTTATAAATATAACCACCGTCAACTGAACCTTCTGTTTCTCTACCTTCGCTATCAGCATAAACAGTCGGTTCTAAAAACAACACGTTAGCTTCCTTTTGTTTTCTAACTTCTACAGGATCTAAATTTAAATTACCTTTAATAAGTAACATAGCGTCATTTAAATCACTCATATAGTTAGCAGTATCTGATTCTGCATTATCATACAAATCAATTAAAGTGATTACTTTCTCGTAATCCCCTTTTCTTCTTTCGTTATTGCTAAATTCTGTAATAGGCATGCGTTCAAATGAGTGAGATTCAAAACTGTTTTCACGTGGTGTGAGCTTCAATCCACTTGTTCTACTGGTAAGATATCTATAAACACCGTTAGAAGTAAATAAATCAACTGTAAACACTTCATCTTCGTCAGTCTTGTCTATTGGTTTAGTTCTTAAATATCTAACGCCTGCGATACTATTACGTTCAATTGTATTGTCGTATATGACAAAAGTGCTCATCGCATCACTCTTGTATAAACGAGTTTCATCATCTTGATTTCTAATCATCAACTCATAAGCTTTGCCATAAATTGACAAATCTAATCCTAAAGATCTATTGTGTGACTCAACATCATTTAAATCATTGAACGCCTCAATAGCTTCTAATACATCTTTGTCATCATCTTGATATTGAATTGGATTACCCAAGAAATAGCCGTTGATAAAATCGCTAATATAAGATGCGTAATCATGCGCTACACGGTTATCTGCCATGTACTCTTCTTTGCGTCGTGTTAACTCAACTAAGTTCTTAGTTTTACCTTCGTAATAATCACTTAACACTTTCAATCTAGGTCGTTGGTAATCCATGTGATGTTCAATGTATTTACTTACTTCATTAACGTTTTGTAATAAATCGGATTCCGTCCCGTCATATGTGTAAACAACATTGGCTTCATCATTAAATAAGTAATTTATGTTTCCCCGTAGATCTGTATCTGTTTCAAATTCGTTTACTTTTAACATTTGTTCCCTCCTATAATCCTAGAGATTTTATTGTGTCAACTTTCGAACTGACATTTGTGCGTTTTCTAACCGGTCTGTAGAATCGTTCCACTGAATAACGCAACGAATCGATACAATGATTGTATGTATCTACTGGTTCATTGGTATATTCACCTGTATCTTTGTCCTTTTGCCATGTGTAGTTGTCAAACTCTTCAATAGTCTTGAAACAACGTTCATCAACAATGATTTCAAATTGCATTAAGAATTGTAACCCTTGTACAACCGAGCCCTTCCCTTTTTTGGTTGGTAAAATCCTTTTAAGCCCTAGATTCCTTAATTCAGCTATACTTTTTTGTTCTGCACTATCTGCTGTAATTTCTTCTTTAGCATAACCAAGTTGCTTTATGACATTAGCTATTTCATCATTCAGCATACCTTGTTTAACATACTCTTCAATGATGTATAACTTCTTTTTCTTTACATCTATTTTAGAATGTATAAAAGCACTAGGATCATTAACGTAGCCAAAGTCCAATCCAAAATAAGAAGGTAAATGTCTTAACTCATCTTTATTTATTAAACGTTTTTCATACTTAGGGAAAACCAATTTGTCTAGTGTAGCAAATTCACCTAACGCATAAATTTTGTAATATGCTGGATTACGATTTGCTAACAACTCTAAGTTTTGTCGTGTCATTTCATCAAGAAACTTATTATCTCGATAACTAGATTGTCTAATCATGACATTTTCCATTGGTTCACCATGTTCAAAGAAATACTTATAAACCCAATTCAGTTTAGATACTGGGTTAAACATCAAAAATATTTGCTTATTCACGTGTTTACGCTCCCTCAAACGCAACGTTAATTGCGTGTAATCATTTAGTGTGAATTCAGACGCTTCTTCCATGACTATGTCTGATATGCCTTTTATCGACTTTATTTTCTCTGGGTTATCTAATCCTTTAAACAAAAAAACTGCGCCGTTTGGCAATTCAACTTTGTTATCAGTCTTATTCCAAAGGCACATGTCCCAAATACCGAAGTTTATCAAGCAATCTTTGACATCTTCGAATAAACTATCTTTAATTGTTGATTGGACTTTTCTAAGCCATAGTATACGCCTAGGATATTTCCAGTCTTGCAATGCTTTAAGTACAACTTTTTGTATAACGCCGTGAGACTTACCGCTCGAACCTCCACCGTAATGTACTTCAGTGAAGTTATCGTAATTGGTTAGTATTTCGAATATGTTTCTGTTGAAAACATTAGATGGTTTGTTAAAGTTTAATTTAACTTTCGTCATCGTACTCACCAATATTAATCTCAATATTCTTCTGAGTAATTTCTTTTTTATCGATATACGCACCATGTACTTTTAGTATGTGGTCAATAGATCTCTGACGCTCTTCAAAAGTTGGTGTGATTGTGTAAGTAACCTCTTTTTCCACTTCATCGTTTAAATGGTCATATTTCTTACTGTAAGCCTCTTGAGGTTCTCCTCTAGCAATAGAAGCAGATAACGCTAAAGCTTCTGTAATACTCATCAAACGCTCTTCTTGTATCTGTTCTAATCGTTCTTTAATATATTCCGAAACATTAACATTTCTTAACAATCGACTTGCTAAAGACTCTGCTGTTTTCTTACTATAACCTGCTGAAATTGCTGCTTTTTTACCATTACATCCATTCATTATATATTCATCTGCGAATCTCTTTTGTTTTTCGTTCATTTCATTTACCACCAACTCTCGCGCTATACGCTTTTTAAAATTAAAAAAGGGATTGGCTATAATCAGCCAACCCACATAGATCCTTTATTCCTAATTGCGATAAGGGAAACGCAGTAAGATAGTCAATATCTTACGCTATCATATTAACACCGAAAGTGACGTTATTTTTCCAGACTTTTTCCAAACTTAATGTATTATACCTAATTCATCTGCTAATCTAACTAGTATGTCTTTCCTCATATCATAAGCAGTAGACTTACTTACATTTATTTCTTGAGCTACACCAGTTAAATTTAATGTTCTAGGCTTTTTAAAATAATAAAGTTCCATAAGTTTTTGAGTTTCTGTAGTGCTATGATTATATACAACCTCTATAGCCGATTTCATTCTGGCCAATTGCGATAATCTTCTATCATTAACAACTCTAATAGCTTTTATTTCAGTTACACTTACATTGCTTTGCACCCTATCTCCACCGATATTAGTATCTTGTTGACTCCACGGGTTTAAAACTTCATCTCTTACACGCGCTATATCTTTATCGAAGTAATTGTAATTGCTTAATTCACTTTCTAAATATCTTTGCGTTGATTTTCTCAAACTCATTTGTTTAACCCCCGTTAATCTTCAAAATGTCTCAATCTACTTCTTAATATCTCTATCTCTCGCTCTTTAACTTTCACATCACCTTTTAACTGTTCCGCTTGCAACATCACACCAAACAATAAGATGACTAGTAATATAATTGCTATGATCAACCACATCATCTATTCAACCACCTCTAAATTCGGTTTATATTTTAATACACGACCACGCATAAATTCAGCATCTATTTTAGCTGAAAATAAATTGTCATATGATTTAGCTTCAAAAACATTACTAGTTGTAATAAGCGTTGTCCTTTCCGCAAACGACGATGTATATTTTTCTTGTAAATACACACCGTTTTTTAACTCAACGATATATTCGATTGGTCTGTTTTCTTTCTTATAATTTTCCAATAATTTTTCATTCTTTTTTATGTCACGCTGTAATTCATCAACTTCCTCGCTCACTTCTTCAATTCGTCTATATATCACATATGCACATGCAATGAATGTAACAATGTAAGTAGAAAAAAATACCCATTCCATCTACTCCGACACCTCCGCCCTCATCAAATCCGACTGATCGCTCAACTTCGCGTAATCACTCGGCGCCTCTACATCATCATTAGCCGTCATCATAATATATACTTGCTCAGTTACATACTTACCTAACTCGTACATTGCTAGTAAGAATAATAATCTTAGTATTTGCTTAATCATTTCCCACACTCCCTTATATTTTCAAACAACTGACCTAATTTAATAATTGCATCCCTTTTAACTTGTGCCTCGTACTTCTCTTTCGCTTCTTCTTTACTCTCTGCTTCAACAACTGTAAACGTCTGATTATCTCTAGCAGCAGTAAAATGTTCATGTGGTTGTCCTGTTGAATCTTTAAATGTTGTGACTAAGTATTGCGTCACTTCCCCAAAACCTCCTTGACTCGATCTAATATGTCTTTATACGTATCCTTTCCCTGCGTCTGCTGTTCCATCTTGTCTTTCGTGGTTCCTTTTCATTTTCTTTTTGTATGCGTCAATGAGTTGGTCGATAGTGTAGTAGTTGTTCGCTAATGCAAACGGTAAAAATAAGTTGCTACTATATGGACTTTCATACATTTCATCTATAGTTGACATAAATTCATCTACTACATCACTATCGTTAAAATCGATTTCAACTCGTTCTATATAGTCGTTAAAATCTCCGTCATCTAAATAACCCAAAATTTCTTCCATGTTATCTGCTTGTTGATTAGCAATACTCAATCCAAACGCTAACATGTCTGCTAACTCGTCTAGCTGTACGTCTAACGGTTTACCTGGTTTCTTCTTCCAATTCTTGAACGTTTCCAATGTGTTAAACCATTCAAAGAATTCAACCACATACGCAATCTTGCTATCTCGTAAATTTAGTGTTGGTATTCTATCGTCAAAGTCCTTTTGTATTTGTAATAACTCTTGTAACTGATCAGTTGTTAATGTGTTAGTCATTATTCTGTTCCACCTCTACATTAATTTCATATTCATCACAATCAAATGGCACTTCCATTCTCGCAATATCATGCGCCTCATTTTCTGCTTCTTCTAAACTTTCAGCCTCGATATTCTCTTCAATCATGCCAGTGTATGTGATTTGAACATTAAATTTTTTCATTTTCCTATTCCTCCTCATATTTACAGACAACTTGAACTGCCATAATCCCTATTGCTTCATCAAGCTCAATACCTTCTTTAACTGGATGTTGAATAGCATTTGTCATTCCCTCAAGTATTTCATCAAATGCTTGCGCTTTCTTATATACGTCCTCAATCTCTTTTAGCAATCCCTCTGTGTCATTGCCGTTATAAGCACTAGCACTGATAACTGATTGTTCTATTTGTTCACGATTATTCATTAGTGTCTTCCTCCATAAAAATTTTATTGTTTAATTCCATTCCAAATTTAACTCTTTCATCATCTTTGCCGAATTCGTTTATTAAATCTTTTTCAACACTCTTGCAATACCTATCCCATGCGCTCGCTTTCTTCTCTAGATCTTTGTTACGCTCTCGTAACTTTGCTATATCCCCGATAAGCTCATCTCGTTGCTTCTTGTACTCATCACGATCTTTTAATGCTTTGTGAAGTTTATCTAATAACTTGTTAAAGTTAGTACAAAGATTTTTATATTGTTCATCTGATAAGGTGAACGTCATCTCATAACCTCCAATAGCATCTCATTTTCAAAAATATTTCCAACAATTTCAATAATATCGTCATTTTCACTTAGTAATTCAGTTACATTGCTAAAAGTTATATAAAAGGCTCATTCTTTAAACTCGATAAAACTTACTTCTCTCGAATAACAATCTTGAACAATATCCCCTTCATAAATCTCCACACCGTGCACATCTTTAAATCCTGTGTATTGTAATAGTTTTACTTCATTGAAACTTTTATAACCTGTTGAAATCAAAATGTACCCACTATTAAAATCGATTTCGTCAATAATACTCATAACTTTTTTATCTTTATCCCAAGCTTTAAATTTCAACATCATTCTACCAATCTCCCATCTTTCCAAATTAATGTCATAGTTAGGCCGTCGTTCAAGATGTAGAATGCTTTGGTAGGGAAAAACGTGTTCTCTAAACGTTCGTTGATACTAATACTTGTGTGTAACGCTGACATACAGGCTCCCTCTTGAAGCTCGTACACTTCAAACAACCTATCAAATACTGTATCTTCTGTGATTTCCTCTTCAACTTCAACTATGAAAGGAGTATCAATTGGAATAAAACTTGATATCGAACACGTATTTGTATTTCGTTGAAAACGAACGAATCCATTACTAAAACTTTTTGCAAGAAAAATTTTTCCTTTTGATAGCTCCGGATTTTCTCGCGCCCACTTAATTAATTCATCTAGTCTCATTTCTTTTTTAACTTTGATTTTCATTTTTACATCTCCTCTAAAATAAAGTTAGTTGCTTCTGTTTCTCGTATTCCAAACCATGTTGCTTTATATATATTTCTAGCTCTTCGGCTGTATCAAACGTCTTCTTTACGCCTTGCCAACCTGGTACGATATGCCCGTGAAAGTAATAATTGCCGTTTGCTACATGGATATGTGCCACTCGTTCGTTATCTTGATACAGATATCTCTTAGATCCAAAGAATTGATTTAGGTATTCTTTGCGTGCGTTATCTGTCATGATCTACTTCTTAACTTTCACGAATATGTCGTTTTCCATCAGGTAGCACGCATAACGTCCTCTTGGATGTTTCTGAGGTACATTAAACAAGTGTGGCTTCTTTCTTCTTAGCTCAGCCTCTTTCTTTCGCTGTCTTTCCAATTTGCGTTCGAGTCTAGCTTGTTCCAGTCTTTCTATTGTTTTCTTTTCTCTGTACTCGCTTAAACGCATGCCTTCTGGTGCGTCCATTGCTTCATGTAGTTCCCAACCGTCTTTTACTCTTTTAGAAACCATTCCAGGTGTTATACCGTGACTTTCTATTAATTCCATTTCAAATTTACTGAACCTATAAGGTTTATCGTGTATCCTTACAATTCTTGCTGTTTTCGCCATTTATTCCACCTCTTATATTTCTTCTATTCGTATGATTATTTTGGGCTCAATTCCATAACGCTTTGAGCTAGTTATTTCTGCAATTTGGTTATCGTCTTTCCATACATGACCATTACAAGCATCTAATACCGTTTTAATTAAGTTATCGATATCCGGCTTAGTCACTTTATACTGCCCAACCATTTCGTTTTTCTTTTTCTTCGACCATGATTTAAGCAATGGAAAGTAAAACTCTAATTCAATTTTTAATGCATTTTCTAGATTTAGCTTTGGCATTTGATTTTGTAAATATTTTTTATGTTCTGTATATTTTGTAGGCATATATGTGTGTGCATATCTACCTGTATTACGAAAGCGTGGACGAGGCGACCCCATCGGCGCATTAAACACTTCATTAAATTTAATTTCTATTTCCATGTAATCCCTCATATATATTCAAATAAGCTTGTTTGGTGTCCTAACTCCATTTGTTCATTATCAATAAGTGTTTTTAATTCATAATCATCTAAGTACCAACGTCGACCATTGAATTTTGTATGTTTTAATCCAACAACTAAATGCCGTCCATCTTTAAAATGTGGTGTAACTGAAAACATTTTGTTGCCGTCATGATCAAATAGATAGTATTTATCAAATGCATCCATTTTCAATCACTCCCATTTGCTATTTAGACGCTTAATAAAAGCTTCTCTGTCTTTCTCAAGGTTTTCATCTACTTCCGGCGTTTTCGTTTCTCTCGTGCTGTCTGTGAGCCATTTGGGTGTTTTTTCTTTTGATTGTTTAACGAAAGGTTTATAATTTTGTTTTTTGCTTTCAAGTTGTTGCTTTTCAAATGCACGTACTTGTTCAATAGATTTCAAGTTTGCATTAAGCCATGTATTCAAAATGCTTTTAGCATATCCCCAAGTAACTTTATTTCTGTCTTTAGCGATTTTAAGTGATGCGGTAACTATTTGATCTGAATCATTTTCAAATGAATCAAGATAATAATTTAAATCGTCTAAATTGTAAGGAGTTATGAAACCGAATCCGTTATCTTGGAAGAAGTCGAAGGCGGTTACCTTCTTCTTCTCATTCTCACCATTCTTTACATTATCCCCATTCTTTACATTCTTGTTTGTGTTGATTTGTTGTTGATTTGTTGTTGATTTGTTGTCCATTTGTTGTTGATTTGTTGTTGATTTGTTGTCGTTTTTGCTGTCGGAATTTTCTTCCATACTTTGATAAATCGCCCAATTGACAACGGTTATAACAGAAAATTTGTTGTCGGACTTTACGACGATAGTTCCAAGGTTTTCTAAAAGCTTTATGTAGTCTCTTACTGTGGATTCTTTGAGACGCAACTCTTCGCTTGCTCGCTTTCTCCCGAACACAAATTGACCTTTTTCTAATTCAACAACTCGTCTGCCAACAAGCTGTGTATGATCCTTATGACTAGCCTTCATAAGACAATATGCAAATACTTTGAATAACTTTTCGTTCTGAAAAATAGGCGAATCTAATAGTTTTCTATGAAGTTTTATCCAACCAGTCATATACACACCTCACTTTCAAACCGGTTAAATTAGAATGGTAAATCATCGTCATCTATTTCAATAGGATCATTCGCATTTGCGAACGGATTATCTTTTACTGGTTTGTTATATGGATATTGAGACTGTCCACGTGATTGTTGCGCTTGTTGTTGGTATAAATCTTGTTGAGTGTCATTTGAGTTTTTCGGTTCTAAAAATTGAATACTATCAGCAATAACTTCCGTAACATATACACGTTGACCTTCCTTATTTTCATAATTCCGCGTTTGTAACCTACCATCTACGCCCGTCAACGATCCTTTAGATAGGTATTTATTAACGTTCTCTGCTTGTTTTTTAAATACGATGATATTAATAAAGTCTGCCTCGCGCTCTCCTTGTGCATTCGTAAATGTGCGGTTAACTGCTAATGTGAATGATGCTACATTTACACCACTTTGAGTGGTCCTTAATTCTGGGTCTCTAGTTAAACGACCAACTAATATTGTTCTGTTTATCATTTATAAACCTCCAACATAAACGGGCACGCCCGTCACTTTTTGTATTTCACTTTTAATGTATTTTGCATTTGAATTTTGGCTACTTAAATGAATTAAATGTATTTCTTCGAGTCTAGTTAAATCATTTGCTTTTAACATTCCGATAGCATGTTCTAAGCTAAAATGAGACTCCATAATTCTATTTGCTAATGTGCTGTGCACACTGCCGTTTTTTATGTTTTCCTGTATTTGTTCATAGATATAATTAACTTCTAACATCATGTGCGTAATGCCGTTAAATTTGTATTTCAAATACTTTGTATCAGTAACATACAGAACCTTATAACCTAATGTACTTTGTAATAAGAAAGCCACAGGCTCGTTAGCATCATGTTCGATGTCAAACGGTAGAATTGACCATGTGCCTATTCGCAGCTCTTGCTTTGCCTTAATCGTGCATAAGCGATGACTTTCAAAATTCATAGCTTGTTGTGTTCCAGCAGTCATATAGCTGATTACACCATTGTCGACAAACTGCTTTGTGTACTTTGCATGATCACCATGTTCGTGTGTGATAAGACACCCTGCTATATGTCTTGTTTTATATTTGAAATGCTTTTGAACACGTTCAAATTTTATTCCTGCCTCAAGCAGTAACGTAGTACGTCCATCATTTAAGACGTAGCAGTTACCACTTGAACCAGTTGCTATTGTTTCAATTAAAATGGCTCTTCTTCGCTTTCTTTTTCTGTTGCAGGTTCTTTTATTTCTTCAAAGTCAGATACATCAATAGGCTTATCATTTTCTAATTCTGTGTATTGTGCTTCTTCGAGAACTGGTTGTTCAAAGTCCAATTGTTCTTGATTTGCATTTTCTTCAACTTCTGCGTCTAACACTTCTTTGCGTTGACGTTGTTCGGATTCTTGTGCATATTTGAAAAGATTGCTATCTGTTGATGTGTTGATATAACGTTTAGCAGCTCTATTGATAACTGTTTTTTTAGCCATTTCTTCTTTGAAATTATTATGTGTTTTAGAATTTTGTAATGCTTTTTCATCTTTAATCATTGATGACTGCATCCATGCTTGTTTAATTTGTTCAATAGTCATGACTTCAATATAGTTATCTCGTCCATCATTAAATACGATTGTGCAGTACGCACCGATAATGTTTTCTTTGTCGATGTTAAAGAAGTCTTGTTCGTGTTTAATCGCTTTGATACGTCCTGTTTCTCCCATTTCTTGCTTGAATGTATCGCCTTTATAAATCACTTGAGCAACAACATCTTGAGCACCTGCATCACGTTTTAACATCATTACATTACCGTGATAGCTACGTTGTAACTGCATTTTGTTGCCGTAAGGAATAAAGTAGCATTGATTTTTAGCTGGATTTAAACCTTGCGTTACCATGTCTAATAAGGCATTTGCTTTGCTTGTATCGTTACAACTCATTAATTTGTTATCTTGGCT